CAGCGTCAGATGTGTATAAGAGACAGTAACTACACGTTGGTGCCGAGTTATTCACCGAACGGTATACAACCAAGTTACTTTGTATTGGACTCTGCACCGCAAACGTTGAGAAATAAAACACTCGACTCGGCAACGTTGATAAGTCCACTTATTTCGGATACGTCACTGGACCACAATTATGTTGTCAGTCCATCTGAACTCACGGCAAATCGGACCATTATTTTACCTCTTTTGACTACGAACGACACCTTTGTTTTCGAAGACCACACACAGACTCTGATTAATAAAACATTAGATTCGTGTATTGCAAACAATCTTATCACATCTAATTTCATTCTGAATCCAGAAGGTGACCCGATGTTGTTCCTTGATGACCAAGGTGCGGGAACCCCAACAGAAGTGGTCAATTACCTTAAGATTGGTAACTCGGTATCGGGCAATGACATCGACTTGGTTCCCGATGGTGCAGACGCAAACATCAATTTGCGTATACGAGGTAAAGGGGACAAAGCGGTACTGTTCAGTCAACGAGTCGCATACGACAACGAAACACTAACTGTATCAGGGGGTAGTTTCTCTTCAAGTGTTCCACTCTCTATTCAAGATGATGTGGGTGGTTCTTTGACGAAGGCACTTGTTGACGGAACTGCAACTGGACAGGTCAAATATATACACAACAACGGAAACTACACTTTGTCAATTACGGGTAACATTTCTGGTATTAGTGCAAGTCTTGATGTAGATTCTGCCATTGTTGAATTCATGTGGATGGGTTCCGAATGGCATGTAATCAACCAAGGTCACCCGAAAATTACCTTTTCGTGATAACGGAGAAATTTAAATGGTTGCAATTGTAACAAACGGATTTAAACAGTTTAATATTGATTATTTCAAACAGGACTACGACAGTTCAGATAATCGGTATTATATCGCAATAGGTCGTTCAGAAGACTGGAACTCAGGTGATACTCCACCCGAGTTTTTGGCTGGGGACGAACTTCAGTCACTCGCATCACAAAGAAAAGCGAGATTGGCATTGCAGTCCGGAAAAATCATCAACAATTTTTCTAGGGTAGTTCCGAGATACAACTGGGTTGCAAACTCCATTTATTCATCATATGATGATGCACGTGCAGACATTCCAGATAATTCTTACTATGTCTTGACTGACGAAAACCAAGTTTACATTTGTTTGCACCAAGGTAAAGACGGTGGTGGACAACCCACTCGTTCGACGGTAAAACCAACTGGAACTTCTGTATATCCTATCACTCTTGACGATGGATATATTTGGAAGTTTGCGTACACTATTAGTGCATTGGACACGGACAAGTATGTAACAACACAGTTCATGCCCGTACAGTATATCGACTCTGCCGGCGATGATGCACCTGCAACTTCTATCCAACAAAAAACTATTCAGGATTACTCGGTTGAAAAACACCAAAAATCTATCGTAGACGTTGTGATTGAAAATAATGGTGCTGGAAGTTATCCTCCTAGCACAACTCAGTCCGTTGAAATTAGAGGTAATGGTACAGGTGCGGCCGCTACTGCAACTATCGACGCAAATGGTAATATTATCAACGTAACGATGGACGATAGTAGTAACGGAGATAAGAAATTTGGAAGTGGTTATGACTATGCAGAAGCCATCGTAGGCGGTGGTGGTACAGGTTCTGTGAGACCCGTATTATCACCTCTTTTGGGAATTGGTGGTAATCCCATTCAAGACTTCCGTTGCAACTCCGTGATGTTTAACGTGAAGATGGAAAACGCTGAAGGCGGTACAATTCTTGCAGACAACGACTTCCGTCAAATTGTACTCCTCAAAAATCCCGAAGATGCCGTTGGTGCTGCATTTACACAAACGTCCGGTCTATTCTTGAACAAACTATCTATTAGTAACCGTTCTGGTGGTTTATTTGAACCCGATGACATTATTGAGTCAACTGAAGGTTCTCCAACCGCACGTGCTGTTGTAGATTATTTTGACGCAGTAGAGGAACAGATTTGGTATCACCAAAATGATTCTACGGGTTTTGCACCTTTCCAAGGGTCTCAGTCACTAACTAACAATCAGGGTGTTACTGCAGAGACACTTGCAATAAATTTCGATTCGGCCGCTGAGATAAATAAGTTCAGCGGTGAACTTTTCTACATCGACAATCGTGCCGCAGTAGACAGAAGTTCAGAACAAACTGAAGATATCAAAGTTGTAATTCGATACTAGGACCCAATGTATGCCTAATCAATATACCAAAAATACTTTCGCCACAACTTATAAGGACGACTGGAATAAACTAAATTCCTATCACAAAGTTCTCTTTAATGGTGGTCGTGCACTTCAAGCACGTGAATTGAATGAGATGCAATCAATCATTCAAGCAGAAATTTCACGTCTTGGAACTAACCTTTTCAAAGAAGGTGCACTGGTCAACCCCGGCAACGTCACACTAAACACTCAGTTAGAGTATGTGAGATTGGATGCTGAAGGTGGTGACTTAACGATTGACCATCTGGGAAAAACTATTACTGGTGCAACATCGGGCGTACAAGCAAAAATTATTCAGGTTGTTCCAGCTGGTCCCAATGACCCACCTACAATATTTGTTCTTTACAACAATACCAGTTCTTCTAGTGGTTCGAATAAACCCGTTCGATTCACCCCCGGCGAGATTCTGACTTCTACTGAAAATAATCTTCAGGTTGAACTTGTTGGAACAAGTACAAAATTTTATCCTGTCGGTACTGGTTGTGAAATCTCAGTAGCTCCTGGCGACTTTTTCATATTTGGACATTTTGTACACGTTCCTATGCAAAAACTCGTGTTGTCCAAATACAACTCGAAATGGAACGGCACAGTTGGTTTCCGTGTAATTCAAGATATCGTAACTGTTGCAGACGCAACTAATCTATATGACAATCAAGGTGGTACTCCAAACCTTTCATCCCCTGGCGCTGACCGTTATCGTATTCGTATGATTATGCAAAAACGGGAGATGGTACCTGAAGATGAAACATTTGTATTCTTATGCAAAGTATTGAACGGTAACGTTGTTTCGCAATCTGATGGTTCTACTGATTATAATAAAATCAATGACCTGTTGGCAAAACGGACCTTTGAAGAATCCGGTAACTATGTTGTAAAACCATTTATCGCAAAGTTCGAAGTTCCGAACGCAGGTACTTCGAACCAGTTGTATCTACGTGTGTCAGAAGGTGTCGCATATGTTCAGGGTTATCGTGCTGAATCACCTGCACCAAAACGATTGTTGATTCCTAAACCACAACAAACAATAAATGTAACCGATGAACAGACACCCGTTGCGTACAAACAGTATGTGATGGTGAGAGGAGATTCTGCGGATGCGAACCGTGGACTACCCGACATTTATTCTACTGTTACACTGAAAAGCAATTATAACTTTACAGGCGATACTATCGGTACCGCAAAGGTTCGTGCGGTTGAAATAGACGGTGCAAACTATCGTGTTCAGTTGTTTGATATCACTGCGAGCACTCAAACTTTCGATTTGACTAACAACTTCCGTTTGGTTCGCAGTATCGGTAATTCCTCAACCGATTACTTCAACGTATTGACAAGCGGGACACCAGAAAAGGCGGTGTTAGTTGGTGACAAGGCTTCTTCGGAATTCTTCTTCCCACTACCGAAAAAACGTCCTGAACGTGTAGGTACCACTAACCCGTTAGATACCAATATTGCGTTTACAGTTCAACGGCGACTATCAGGTACTTCGAATACGTCTGGTGAACTTACTCTTACACTTTCAGGTACAGAAGACTTTACTGACCTGAACTCATGGTTGGTTGCAAGTGCAGATTCTGCAGTTCGGTCTGAAGCGTCAGTGAGTCTAGTAGGTGGAAACACTCAACAAGCAGTTATTTCAGGACTGATGCCAAGTACTTCATATGAAGCGTTGACATTTATTGACAAGTCTAATGCGAGTTCGAAAACAAAAACCTTGACAAACACAACAGTCACTGGTACAATCGTAAGCGTAGATTCGGACTTCTCACTAGGATTGCATGACGTATTCCGAGTGAATGAGATTAAAGATAGTGCCAATGGTGTGTCTATCTTTGATTACTTCTTACTAGACCCAAATATCACTAGTTCATATTATGGTATAAGCCGTCTTCTTAATGAAGGACGATATACTGGTGATATCTATGTCGACCTAGATTACTTTGCACGTGGTGTCACTGGGGACTTCTATTCAGTAAGTTCTTATGTCGGTATACCATACGCACAGATTCCTACACATAAGTTCAAGGGTGCACCCGAAGCGAACATGAGAAATGTTCTCGACTTCAGACCCGACCTTAATGCAAACGGTACACTTGCAAATGCATTTGACCCACCGAAGAATGCGACTAATATCACTGCAGATGTATCTTACTATCTACCTCGTGCAGATAAATTGTGTTTGAAACCAGACGGTCAGTTGACATATCTTCGTGGTATTCCCGGCGAGAATCCTCAGTTCCGTAAGACACCCGAAGATTACTTAGAGTTATATCGTATCATTATGAATGCGAACACTCTAAGTCCTAAAGATGTCAAGATGACGCAAATCGAACACAAACATTATACCATGGCGGACATCGGTAAATTGGAACGTAAGGTCGACCGATTGGAAGAAGTAGTAAGTTTAAACCTTCTCGAAGTCGACACCAAGAACCAAATTCTTTTGAGTGCAGACGGTACTGTTCGTACTAAGTCTGGTTTCTTCGTGGATAACTATGTCGACCAAGTACTTACCGATACACGTAATCCAGAAAACAGAAGTTCTCTTGACCTTGTCAGCCGTTTGATGCGTCCTTCTTTCAGACAGGATAATATCCGTTTGATTCCTGATATGGTTAACTCACACAACATTAAACTTGCTGGTGACAACGTATATCTGAACTACCGTGAAGTTAAATGGAATTCTGTAGAGATTGCATCTCAGATTGAAACCGTTAACCCATACCTCGTTCCAACTTATACGGGTGTGTTGACTCTGTCTCCTGCATCGGATGACTGGAAAGACGTTGAATATGAACCCGATAAAATCATCGACGGTGGTACACGTCTTGACACAACCAACGCATCTAAGTGGAACGAACATGAATGGTCATGGGGTGGTATTCCATTAGATGAGTTAGAAGTTGGTGCAGAAGCAAGTCGTTCTAATCTGGTAGGTACAAGTCAGACTAACAAGACAGTTACTCAGACAAACGAATATGAAACAGAAAACGAATTCATTGAAGAAGTAACGAACACCACTTACTCTACGACGACCACTCAAACCGCAGTGACTGTTAACCGTATTGTTGCGGCAGAAACTGTTAAGAAACAGGTTGGTAATCGTGTTCTTTACACGGACGTTATCCCTTGGTGTCGTTCTAAGAAGATATCGTTTAAAGCCGAAGGTCTGAGACCCAATACACGTGTATATCCATACTTTGATGGGAAACGTGTAGACGCATATTGTCGTCAGGAAGATTCCTTTGTTCGTTATTCACAAACTTCGACTGACTACGGTAACATCTTCCATAATAACCAAAATCAACAAGGTCACCCCGATGGTTATTCTGACCTTTACACCGACGACAAAGGAAGCATTAAAGGTTCGTTCTTGATTCCTAACCGTGCACCAAAAGTTGTTGCTGGGGTTTCTGGACCTACCGTGATTGATGAAGGTCTAAGATTCCGTACAGGTTCTTTGGAATTTAAACTACTCGACATTTCGAAAAATAATAATAAAGATGCATTGTGTCGTGCAGAGGCAATTTACACGGCCGCAGGTGTTTTAGAAAAACGTCAACGTGATGTTTTGAGTACACGTGTTCTTGTTGTGGAAGGTTCAACAGAAATTATTGAATCTTCAACGACGACGACTACAACCAATACGAATACAAATACTACTGCGAAACCAACACCACCCGTTGAAGTACCCGTTGTAATTCCTCAACAACCTGACCCAGAACCAGACCCAACTTATGCCATGGCAGGTGCAAATGTTCTGGAAGGTCGAAACATTGTATTGAACGTTGTTGTTACAAACCCCAACGGAGAGAAAATATACATTGTACCAACTAGTGGCGCGAGTAATCTTCAAAACGGAAGTAGTGCAGTTTTTGTCGCGAACATCAACAGTAACACTACTGCGATTTTTGCAACTACTAATGATAATACTTACACCACTCCGGTTGATAGAACAGTATCGTTTGCGTTAAAACGTGGTAGTAAAACTGGTACAACTTTAGCAACTACATCGGTTGTTGTCACCGAAGACGATGCACCAAAAGTAGTTGTTGAAGAAGTACCAAAAAACACACCACAAGAAGCAATTGAAATTGGCACTGAAGTTATTGTTTGTGGACCTGATGATTTCGATGGTGATGGGAACACAACTGTTGAAGAAGCAGACCCTGGCGTTGATATCGTTATAGACAACGCAGCGATTATTCCGGAAGTTCAGGCTAGTTTAGAAGATGCATTAGCGGGTGTTTCTATCAGTCTACCGAATCTTGGAATAAATAACATTGGACCCATTGCTGGTGGATTCATAAACGGATTCATTAACTTGGGTATTATCGGAACGCCTGATGGTGTAGGTGGTGGTTATTATACCGCAGATATCCCAGACATTGCAGGCGGTCAATCCGCAACCTTGATTGCAGATAACGCAGACCTTACCGAAACTTATTCTCTCGGTTTGATTGGTTCTGGTGTGAATAACACAACGATTGACTATACTGCGCCATTCCAAGTTGATGTATCCAACATTGTTATACCAGACATCTATAATACATCGGTAAATATATTACCGGCAACTCCTCCGATTAATACAGCAAATGCACCAGTACAGGCAGGATTACCATTATCTAATTTCCCAGCTGCAAGTTCGTGGAACGGTTCACTTGGTGTCATCAACCCATCGTTATTCAATACAGCTGAATCATTCAAATTAGACGTTGCTAACCATTACGACCCAGTCGCACAAACCTTTATGGTTGACAATGACTGGGGTGTCTTCCTGACGAAAGTAACCATTTACTTTGCAACAAAGGACGCTGCTGCTCCAGTATCAATTCAGATTCGTCCGACTGTTCAGGGTGCACCAGCGTCTCGTAAAATCGTTCCTGGCTCTGAAGTGACAGTTGCGGGTGCGGACGTAAATGCGGTATTAGACGTTGTCGATAACCCAACACTAGAAGATGTTCTAGAAAACGGTACTGACTTCGAATTTGAAGAACCAATCTTCCTGAGTCCGTGGACTGAATATGCAATTATCGTTAAGGCACCAAACAGTCTAGACTATAGACTATTTGTTTCGGAGATTGAACAGTTCGTAGTAGGTTCAACTTCTCGACGTGTTACAAAACAACCATCATTGGGTTCTTTCTTCAAGTCGCAGAATGCGAAGTTGTGGGAACCAGACCAAAGACTAGACATGATGTATACTTTACACCGTGCGCAGTTTGTGGATGATGGTTTTGTTAAACTACGTAACGCAGAAGTCCCATTGTTGGGATTGAAACCAAACCCACTTCAATTAACTGAAGGTTCTCGTGAAATTTATGTTCGTCACCCCAACCACGGTTTGATTGCAGGTGAACTTGCATACTTGTATGGACTAGATTCTGATGAAAGATATGGTGGCATTTTGGGTTCAAGTATCATGGGTGGTAAACCAATCCTTGAAGCAGATTACAGTGGATTTGTATTCCAAGCAGATAGTGCCGCAACATCAAGTGCAGTAACTGGTGGTTCTGGTATTTTATCAGAACGTCACATGCAATACAACCTTGCGCAACCGAAGATACATAGTATTAGTCCAAAGGGTACTTCGATAACAACTGGTGCGAAGTTGACAAGCGGTCGTTCGTATGCAGGTAGTGAAACTCGATTTGTGAAAGATACCGATTACTTCGATATCACCCCAGATGTAAACCGAGAGTTCGAAACTCCTAGAATGGTTGCAAACCGCAGAGCGGAAGTTGCATTCATGGGTAGTCAATACTCGGTCGACCTGAAAGTTGGTTTGGCGGCACGTTCTGGTTCTGGATATGCAGGATGGGTATCACCAGTGGTTGACTTGCAACGTACCTCTTTCATTGCGATTGAGAACATCATTGACAATCCAGTAGATGGGATTCCGTCTCTTGGTGAGAATGCACCGATTGACTTTGTTGCTGAAACACATCCTTCGAAGGGCACGGCCGCAGCGAAACACATTTCTGCTCCAGTGTCTATTTTGGAAGATGCGACTGGTATCAAGGTTCTGTTTGGTGCAAACGTTCCTCCAACTGCGAGTTTCGATTTGTACTATAGAACTACATACTCAGGTTCGACTCCTTTAGAAGAAGTTTCATGGGTGCTTGCGGAACCAGAAGAAATTCTTCCGAAAGATAAGAATCCGAATACGTTCCGTGAATATAACTACTTGATTGGTGGTACTGAGGGAACTTTAACTCCGTTCACAGAGTTCCAGTTCAAAATTGTAATGAAATCGTCCAACACTTCGAAAGTACCGAAGTTTAGAGATTTCCGAGCTATAGCAATGATTGATTAATATGAAATTAGTAAAAATTGAAGACACCAGTTCTTTTGCGAAAGCGAGACTAGCGAAAGAACGAAAACGAAAACGCATGGAAGAAAAACAACGCAAGGAAGCGTTAGAGTCCAAAGTGCTATCTCTAGAGTCGGATGTTTCCGAAATAAAAGAATTATTAACTAAAGTGTTAGAGAAATTATAAATGGCAAACCCATACGGATACGACAGACCCACATTCGCGGCACTGACCGATTCAATCAATACCTTCCGTAGAAAGGTTAATCAGATTGGCAATGACGTTGGTGATAAATTTAGGTTAACTGACCATTTCCGAACTGATAGTGACGTTGTTGGTGTTCTTCTCGAACTTGACTATCGAATCAATGAAGTCGATAGTGACCTTCAATTACGTGTCGGTGGTAATGCCGATGGGTTAGGAAATTTATACATTGTTAACGGTAAGAAAGGTGATTACCTTCATATGCAACTTGCGTATGATAGTGCAGCCGGTACTGTTGATTTAATTTTCCCAAATGGTGACGCAACTCTCGATGCAGACGGCGACATCATTCTTAGTGCAAACGGAAACAACCTATTCATTGACGATGGTTCTACAACTCGTTTCGCATACACTTTAGGTTCAAACAACATACTGAATGTTACAGGTAACCTAGAAAATAATATCTCGGGTTCTCTGAAAGACTCTGCAGGAACCTCATATACTTTAGTCACTGGTACAACTTACGATGCGACTACGGGTGGAAACCACACAACAAATGTAGGTGGAAATCTTTCTTTACAAGTTGCTGGTAGTGTTGTTGACAGTGCGGGTACATCATACGCACACGTTGTAGGTACTACCTTCAGTGAGACAGTCGGTACCAATTACACTCAAGTAATCGGCGGTACGCACACACAAACCGTTAACGGTGGTGCATATCAGACTAATGTAACGAATGGTGATTATACTTTAGACGTATCTGGAAACATCACTCTCGATGCGGATGCAGACAATATCTACTTCAAGAATGGTTCAAATGGAACGAGAATGCAGTACACCTTTACTGGTGCAACTGCAAACACTCTTGCAGTAACTGGAAGTCTTACTGAAAACATTTCAAGTTCAATCATTCGTAACGCAACCACAACTCACGAGTTGACGGGTACAGATATTACCCTTGATGCTTCTAATCAAATTTATCTAGAAGCGGGTGGTGAAACCATTCACCTTCGTTCCATTACTGCAGACCGATTCAAATTCCTCACAGACGCAACTCCATCTTTAGAAATTAACGGTGGATTTACTCTGACGGGTAACTCTTATGTAATAAACCAGTCTGGTACTTACATGAGAGATTCAGCAGCAACCAACTATACGTTGACTGCAAACTCTAACATTGTTCAAACTTCTGGTGGTACATTTACTCAGACTTCGGGTGGTAACTTCGCAACAAATGTTACGGGAACATATACTGCGACAATATCATCGGACGTTTTATTCGATGCTGGCGGCGATATCACCCTTGACGCTGGTGGTAATACTGTTAATATCAAAGGGAACGGCACTACTCGTATTTCTCATGAACTCGGTGCATCTAACTTAACGACCATCACAGGAAACTACGAACAGAACGTATCGGGTAATCTTGTTGATAGTGCAGGTGGAACTCATTCGACTATCTCGAATGGTGCGATGAACCTCACTTCGGGTGGCAACTTTACCACTACTGTTACTGGAAATGCTCTTGTAGACGCATCGGGTAATATCACCCTTGATGCAGACGGCAACGACATTGTATTTAAGAACGGTGCGGGTGCAGATACAGTAACTCACACCCTTGCGGATAATGCGACTTATACCATAACTGCACCTTCTACTTACACTGTAGATGCGGGTGGTGACATTAATATTGATGCAGGCGGAAACACTGTTAATATTAATGGTAATGGTACAACTCGTATCTCGCACGAACTCGGTACATCAAACGTAACAACTGTTACGGGTAACTACGAACAGAATGTCACTGGAAACCTAATTGACAGTGCAGGTGGAACTCACTCAACCATTTCAAATGGTGCGATGAGTTTAACCTCGGGTGGAAATTTCACAACAACTGTTACGGGTAATGTGTTGGTTGATGCGTCTGGTGATATCACACTGGATGCTGATGGCGATAACATCACGTTTAAAAATGGTGCGGGTGGAAACAGATTTGCATACACACTCGGCGCAAGTAACATTCTTGATATCACGGGTAATTATACACAAAACGTATCTGGTGCGCAAGTAGATTCAGCGGGAACCTCATATAGTTTGGTGGCAGGAACTACCATTTCACAGACTTCTGGTGGAAATTATTCTACGGTTGTAGGTGGCGCTCAGTCCACTAATGTTGTAGGAAACTATACCCTAGATGTCGGTGGTTCAATCGCAGACTCTGCAGGAACAACATATTCAGTTGTTGCAGGAACTTCACACTCAACGGTAGCTGGAACAACTATTTCACAAATATCTGGTGGTAATTACTCAACCAATGTTGGTGGTAATTATACTCTGGACGTTAATGGTTCAATTGTAGATTCTGCAGGTACATCATATTCTCTGGTTACGGGAACTTCATATTCTGCTACCATTGGAAGTTCTCAGAATACAGTAGTCGGTACCACAATTTCACAAACTTCTGGTGGTAATTATTCAACCAATGTTGGTGGTAATTACACTTTAGATGTTAGTGGTTCAATCGCGGATTCTGCATCGACATCTTACTCTTTGGTTGCAGGAACCACTATTACACAAACTTCTGGTGGAGACTACACTGCAAACGTTGGCGGTAATGTAACCTTCGATGTTGTTGGAGATATTACACTCGACGCTGATGGCGGAAATGTTTTCATAAAAGATGGTGGTACTACTCAATTCGAATTCATTGCAGGGACAAATAAAGAAATTGATGTACCTGCAGGTGACCTAACAGTAGACGTAAAAGGTGATATCAACCTTGACGCAGAAGGTGCACAGGTTCGTTTGCAGTCGAACACTACAAACAACTATATCTTCAACATGGGTACCAATAAAGAAATTGATATCCCAACTGGTAATTTAACATTTGATGTAGCTGGAAATATCTACCTTGACGCAGATGGTGGTTCAGTAATTTTAGAAAATGCGGATACCACATATGCATCGTTGAACGATTCGGGAACAAACCTTGTCATCAATTCTGGTGCAACTCCTGCCTTGAAGTTTGATGGTGCGGATGCGAGATTCCTTGGAAACGTTAATATTGACGGTAACTTAACGGTTGATGGTATTGCTGTATTAAATGCAACTGTTGATGGTGCAGGTACAATCACTCTCGGTGATTCTAACATCGACAACATCATATTCTCTGCGGATGTTAACTCACACGTAACTCCAAACACCGACAACACGTATGACCTCGGTTCGTCTACCAAAGAGTGGAGAAACTTATATGTAGATGGCACTGGTAACATCGACGCAGTTCAGGCTGACACAGTAACAATCACAACGACATTAACTAATAACGGTAACACGATATTAGGTAATAATTCGTCCGACACATTAACAATCAATGCCGACCTTACTTCAGATATTCTAGTTGATACAACCAACACATATTCGATTGGTGATTCTGCTGTACAATGGAAGGCAATTTGGTCACAATATGTTAATGGTGACTCTGCGAACTTTGGTAACTTCAGAATCAGTGGTGATATAATATCGAATGCGGGTGATATCACACTTGATGCGGATGGTGGTGACTGGTTATTAAAAGATAACACAACAACTCAGTTCCAGTTCACAGGTGGCACGAACAAAGAGATTGATGTTCCTTCTGGTAATTTGACATTAGATGTTGCGGGTAACATCATATTGAATGCAGACGCAGGGAACGTTACCCTTGCTGATGCTGCTACAACCTTCGGTACGTTTACCAATACTTCTGGTAACCTGATTATTAAGACTGGAACGACAACTGCAATCACTTTCGCTGACTCATCTGCGATGTTCGCAGGTAGGATATACACTGACAGCGCATTGGACACGGTTAAACAATCGGTTGCTGGTGGTATCAATGAATTGCACACCGACCTTGGTGATTTATCTAATTTGACAACTAGTACTAGTACCAATGCGGTTGCTGCTATCAACGAACTAGACAGTGATGTAGGTACAATTTCTACATTGACTACTGCGACCAAACTTAACGTTGTTGCTGCAATCAATGAACTTGACGGTGATATAGGTGCTTTATCATCTCTAGATACGACTGATAAAACAAACGTTGTTGCTGCAATTAATGAATTAGATTCAGATATTGGAGAATTAGTTAACCTAAATACTACTGATAAATCAAGTGCAGTTGCAGCGATAAATGAAAATGAAAGAAGAATCATTGACATATACGACTCTGCAGGCGTGTTGTTGAATCCTTAATTCGGAGTAGTAATGGCAAGAGCATCGACACCTTTAAAGGCACTCGCTAACGGGAACCTTCAAGCGTTAACAGAAACGGAAGAACGTTATCTGGCGTATCGTGCCGGTGTTCATCTTGGTCAGAACGGCACATCTGGGTCTTCGGCACTAAACACGAGTACTGGTACTAATATCGGTAGTTTCACCGATACTTATTTTAATCAACCCGTAGGAACTCATCCTGCGGCCGCGATTACTTCTGGTTCAACCACTACTACATTATATCAACGCAACACACAACCCGATGAAACTGGTACTGACCGTCGAGGACTATTAACTTGGGATTATGGAAATAATAATCTTAAGGAAATGAACAACACTGAGTTGAACGTTCTTGTAGAACGACTCCTCAAAACAATCATGTCCAATGAATACCCTGGCGCATTACGTTTGGCATCTTCTTCCCCTGGCGCTGATTGGACCGCACATATCAGTAATGTTTTCAGTGATACTCGTGCAGACGGAACAACCGTAAATTATACTATCTGGAAAAGAACAACTGGATTTGCATCAAACGGACCTTCCGCAGAAGTCTTTCCGTTAGCGACCAAACGCGCTGATGGAAATCAAGGCACATTCCAAGGGTTGCAAAGAATGACGCCTGCACAGATTGAGTATACACTTGGTCAGCGTGCAAAGTCTGCGACTCTTTCTAGTGGTATCGGCACATATCAATTACGTTCTGCAACTCAGGGTGCACCAACAGACCCCGGCACTTGGGTTGCTCGTGGTACTGCGACTAACACTAAACAACAGGTTGCAGACGAAACTTTTACGGGTGATTATGTAAATGCGTATGTTGCTAACTATATCAGTGTCGGTACGTACACTGGTAATTACCTAGGCGATTATCAGTCGATTCAAGATAGAGACGAAACATTCGTTGACGATTATATTAAAACATACACAGGTAACTACGTAGGTAATTTCCAGTCAACTCAAGATAGAGATGCGATTGCAAACGAAAATTACACCAAAGCATATACCTCTACAAACTACATTGCAAATTATGCGTCAACTCAAGATAGAACCTCTACAATTAATGAGAGTTATATAGGCAATTATCTTACTCAATATCAAACGACCTATACTTCTATTCAAGACCGAGATGTAGAATATACTGCAGTTAGTTATGCAGGAAACTTTTTAGGTGATTATGTTGGAAACTTTCAGTCAGCTCAAATTAGAAGTGTAAACTACACAATCGCCGGTTCAAGCCTAGGGTTCTTAGGTGATTACCTTGGTAATTATGCTTCAACTGAAGACAGAACTGTTAACTATTTGCTTAACGCATCAAGTGCTGGGTTTTTGGGTGATTACTTAGGTGATTTCCAGTCTGTTCAGGACAGAACAGTTAACTATCTAATTGACCAATCTAGTACAGGTTTTCTTGGTAATTATGTTGGAAACTTCTTATCAACGCAGGATAGAGATGTTAATTACACTTTAACTGGTTATACAATCGGTTACCTTGGTAACTACTTGGGTGATTTTCAATCTACCTCTATTAGAAGTTCCGTGTTTGTTGATGACTACGTAGGTGATTTCCAATCATTAACTTCTTATGTTGGTGGAGAAAACGAACAGTCGACGTTCAATTACCAAGGTAATTTTATTTCAACTGTTGTGCAATCTATTATAAGGCAATCAACATATGTTGCCGTAAATTACGTAGGAAACTTCCTCGGTGATTTCCAGTCGACTCAGGATAGAGATGCTAACAGAAGTGTCGGTTATGTAAAAACATATACAGGTAACTATCTCGGCAACTTCCTATCTGTTCAGGACAGAGATGCAACAAGAAGTGTCGCATATGCATTGACATATGTTGGTAACTATCTCGGCAACTTCCAATCTGTTCAGGACAGAGATGCGACAAGAAGTACTGGATACGTTGCTAATTATATCGGTAACTACCTTGGTGATTATCAGTCAATTCAGGACAGAAATTCGAACGTAGGTGTTAACTATACACATTTTTATACCAGAGATCCTTATTATGTAGGGAACAATGTTTACACTAGAGAAACAGCGAGTGTAGATTATATCTTTGGTCCTAAAACTGCAGGAACTCCTTCAACAGGCACTAGTTCTATAGGTTACGTTGCTAATTTCCTCGGTAATTATGTTGGTTCTATATCTTATGTAATTACCAGAACAACACCTGCGTCTGAACCTTACCTTGGAGATTTCATTGGTAATTACTTGGGTAGTATCACCTATCAAAAAGAAAGAACAACGCCTGACTCAACTACTTACACAGGTAATTACTTGGGGGATTTCCAATCGACCGTAGCCACAGGTGGTAATTATACAGGTAAAGATTTCAACGTTTACGTAAAATCTTATACTGGTCCAAGTGCGGCATTTTTAGGACCTGACCCATTGGGTCCTCCGATTCCGTCGACGAATTATATAGGGCCGGGAGAAAGTCTCTCCTTTCCAGCTTATACTGGAACAGAACCAAATCCTCTAGTGTTTACTGGCGTTACTTTCCAATCTGTACAGGACAGGGATGCGACTGCGTTTGAACCGTATGTTAAAACATACACTGGCAATTTTATTGGAAATTACCTTAATTCTACTTCATATGTCGTCACAAGTCAATCTACGGCATCCGAAACATACACTGGCAATTTTATTGGAAATTACATTAATTCTACTTCATATGTGTCTTCAGGCACATCTTCTTATACTAGAACATACACGGGTAATTTCGCTAGAAGATATACTGGTATCGCATCATATGTTGATGGTAACGCTTACGCTGCTAACTACACTATCATTTATCAGGGCAACTTTTTAGGAGACTATCAGTCCACTCAGACTAGAACTTCTAACGTCTCAGAAACCTATACTCAAACTAATGCGTATACAAATGCATACTTAGGTGATTTCCAGTCAACTCAAGACAGAACATCAACGGCATTTGAATCAAAAGAAGGACCTTCATATACAAATGCGTTCTTGGGAGATTTCCAGTCTACTCAGGATAGAACTGCGACAGCGTTTGAACCAAGTCAGTCAACTTCATATGCTAAAGCTTACTTAGGTGATTTTCAGTCTGTTCAAGATAGAGATTCGACTAGAACAGCAAACTTTGTCGACGATTACACTGCAGATTATATAAAAACAAATCAGTTATTTTTTGACAATAACCCAATTCGTCCGTCTCAACAGATTGTTTTTTATACTGGTAATTTCCAGTCAACCACTAGTTATATTAGAACTAGTAATGTAAATTACACTGTTGGTTTTGCATCTATCGAAGACAGGGATGCAACTGATTCTCCGACTCGTTCTGTTTCATATGTGACCAATTATTTGGGAGATTTCCAGTCAATTCAAGACAGAACTGCGACTGATACACCTACGAGAAGTGTAGGATTCCAAGCGGATTATATTGGAAACTTCCAATCAACGCAAGACCGTGATGCTACTGATACGCCAACGCGAAGCGTTGCTTACTTAGCAGATTATATAGGTGATTTCGCCTCTATCTCTGTGCGTACTTCAACTAGTACACGTACTACAAGCTGTCTCTTATACACATCTCCGAGCCCACGAGACGTAGAGGAATC